AGGTTTTGCGTGATTCCTGTCGCAATCTGACGCAGGATCTTGGTCGCTAGCCGCTGCTCGATAAGCCGCGGGTCTTGCGCGTTCGCAAACAAGCCCAGCACCAGGGCGGCACCTTCTTGCGTGCGTGCGTCGGCAGCGCTTACCGTGCGAGAGCCAAGCGTGTTCAAATCTTTGAGCAGTTTGCGTTGACGATCAGCGGCAGCGGCAAACGCTTGATTGACTTGATCGACGGCGTTGGTGGCGGCTGTTTGCGTTGCTTGAGCCTGATTGCGAGCAGCGTTTGCAATGACTTGCTGCTGCGCAAGCTGGGCCTGCTGGGCCGTGTTCGCGGCCCGATTGATTTGCGTGTTTGCCTTCACCTTGCCATCGGCGATTTTCTGCTCTGTGCGTTGCAGCTTTTCTAGCTGCCGCAATTCTTCCTGCCTCGCCTTTGCGGCACGAAGGTCGTTTTGCTCACGCGCCGCCTCGATTGACTTGCGCTGAACTGCGATGCGCTCTTCAATGGCACGAATGTTTTCCGCAGCTTGTTGCCTTCGGTCTGCGTTTTGCTGAATCGCTGCGGCTTCGGCCCGCTGCTGCTCGGTCATCTGCGACTGCATGAACTGGTTGAGGCGGTCGTTCGCCTCGACGCGGGCCTGAAACGCCCGCGCCTGCTGCTCGCGCTCGCGGCGATCAATCTCTTCCAGGTGCGCCAGTCGCTGATTGAATGTTGCCTGTGCCACAGCCACTTCGGCTTGGTAGGCATCCTGGCTGAGAATCCCCGCACGGACTCGCTCTTGCGCGTTGGCAATGCCCTCCTGCAACTGGTAAGCCGCCTTTGCCCCCTCGTTGCCGAACTTCGACACTTTGTCGATGAGAGCGTCGAGCGTTTTTGCCGTATCACGAAAAGCCTTGTCGAATCCTTGCTCAAACCCTTGTTCGTTAGCTTGCTGCAAGTCTTCGAGTTTTGCCTGGATTTGGTCGAGCTCTGCAAGACGCGCGGCGGCTGCATCGGCTTCGCCTCGGCTATTAGCGCCCCTGGCTGCGGCTAGTTGTTCTTGCGTTCGCGCTATTTCCCTATACACGGCAGCCAAGTCGTCTTGGAGCTTGTTGGCGTCTTCGCTTGTTTTCAGCAACGCTTCTACTCGCTTTTGATCGGCTTCGATTTGCAAATTAGCGGCCACGGCAGCCTCTCGCCGCTTGCGGTTTTCTTCGTCAATCGCAGCGTTGACCGCTTTCTGAAGTCCTTCTAGCCTTGCGATCTCGTCGGCTGTTAGCTCGCCATCTTTATGAGCCGCAGCCATCGACCGCTCAAACTCGGCCATCGCTTTTGCCGCGTCGCTTGTGTGGTCAATCAGCCCGTTGAAAAGCGCGTCAAACCTGTCTCGTAGTTCCTCGGTATTCGACTCCAGCTTTACCTCTGGAAGTCTGGCGTTTTTGATGTCCGCAGACAGGGTTTGCACAAACTCTCTCGCAGAGCCGCGCCCGGCATCTGCGGCACTTTGCGGCGCTCCCGCAAAAACTTCAACAACTGCATTTGCAGCATTTGTAGCTGCGCTCTCCATGTCTTTTGTGTTTCGCTCTAACGACTCACGGGCCGACTGCTGAAGATCACGCCCAAACGCCTCCATGTCGCTCGAAACCCACGATCCAATTCCTTCGAGCACTGCCCCAAGAGCTATGGCGATTCCATTTCCTATTGACTCAAAAACGTTGAATATCACTCGCAGGCTTTCGACTGCTACGGTTATGGTGTTGCCTACGCTCCCCAGCGCTGAGCCAATAGCACTGAATGCTGCCGACACATCTCCAAGGCGGTCAGAAAATCCGCCAAACTGCTCGACCGCATAATCGAACACGCCGGCCAGCACATCGGCCCCTTTTAGGAGTACGTCGCTGATGGCATTGGCAATACCTGTCCCTCCCTCGCCTTCGGCTCCACTCCATTCTTCGACGAATCGCAAAAACTGTTCCGTGACCTCAGTGACGGCTGGAGCCAGATTGCCAATAACTTGACCTATGATTCCCTGCAAAGTGGCGCTCACAAGGTCAAACGCGTCATTCATTGCTGAGATATTGGCAACCTGTTCCTCTGAAACAATGACGCCAAGCCGCTCGGCTCGCTCGCGCAACTCGTCAATGCCGGCAGCACCCTCACGGAAAAGCGGCGCAAGCGCGGCCCCTTGCTTGCCAAATACCTCGACGGCAGCCGCAGCCCTGTCAGCCGCAGTCGGCAGTTGAGAGATAGCATCTCCGATGGCAGCGAATTGCTGTTCAGGCGACAACGCGCGCAACTGGGCTACCGACAAGCCAATAGACTGAAGACTTCTATCGAACGCTTCGCCCGGCGTCGCCTGGGAAATCTGAACCCCGAGCCGCTGAACGGCAGTCCCAAACGCAGCCGCGTCAACGCCGGCCAGCTTTGCCGCGAGCGAGAAGCCCTGGAAGTCCTCGACGTTTATGCCCGTGCGCGCCGAAAGATCGCTAAGAGTATCCAGTGATTGGGTAACACTTGAGGCGAGCGATGTCACTTGCCCGACCGCACTTTGGAGCACGCCGCTTATGGCCTGAAAGCCGTCTACAATAACTCTTCCGATTTCAATGTTCGTCAGCAACTTGAGGTTCGCGTTTAGAGAAGCGACGTTTTTATCGGTCTTCCCTGCTGAGTCTGCCGCTTTGTCGAGCGATTCCTTGGCCTTCGCCATTGCTGCGGTATATGTTTCTTGCGAAATCCTGCCGGCCTTGAGCTGCGCAGACAGTTCACCAACAACCTGCTGGTACTTCTGGAGCGGGCTTCGGCTTGCTTCGGTTATTTTTGCCGCTTGCTCAAACGCCTTCGCTTCTGCTTCCGCCGCTGCCGTTAGCTTTTCAAACTCTACTGTGAACTGCGTCGCTCCGATCTCGCCGTCACGCAAAGCGTTTTGCAGCGTCTGAAGTTGATCCGCAAACTGGGCCTGAACCCTAGTTGCGGCATCTGATCCACTGGCAAACTTGTCAAACTGCGCCGTGACTTTGTCGGCGGCGTCCCCCAGGCCGACGAGCGCACGCTGGACGGGATCGAGCTTGAAGCCCGACGCGTCCGCGTTGATCTTCATCGCCAGCGATAGGACGTTTGCCACGATCAGCCGCCTTCAAGTTCTTGCTTCAACTGTTGGAGTACGTCGATGATTTGGTTCGCGTGCTGTGGCGGTTTCTCTATTGGCACAAAGTCTGACGGGCTGGGCGCTTGTCCTTTGCCCGAATACGGAGCCAGGATGGACGACACGAGGAGTCCTGTTTGCTGCCATTCATTAGGAATCGCTTGGTAGTACCTCGTGAACGCCATCCACTCCGCGAGCTCCCGCGTCGTCATGCGACGCTCGAGCTCCCCGACCGTCATCTTCAAATACCCGGCCAAGCGAAACAGGAATTGCCTCGCTGGCCGGAGGTTCAGTTTTTTGCCAAGTCCTCCACATCCTTCTCGGTCACGGCGTTGTGCTTCATCGCCAGATCGAACAGCCGGCTCATCACCTTCACGCTCTTGGTGCCGAGCTTTTCAACTTGGTCGTTTGTAAACAATGCCTTGCCGTCCTTGTCGCAGATGCACCGCACAAGCAACTTCGAACGCCAGTTCTCCATCTTTTCGCGCTTCTCAGCGAACTCACGCTGATACGCTTCCATTTCGCCCACGCTCATCACTCGCACGTAGACGGTGCCGCTCCACTCTGGAACCTCCACGGGTACGAGGCTCATGTCATTCGCCGCAAAAATCTGGTCAGCAGTCAGATCCATTTTTCACTCCTGAACAATCTTGAAGGTGCCTTTGTATCGCCACACGTCATTCACTTTGGCACCGATGTCAAGCGTCTGGAAAATTGCCTTGGTTGTGAAATTGACCGACACGACCAGAGACGTATTGATCGAATCGCGAGCAGTTCCGCCGATGGCAATCGTGGCCTTACGCCCCCACTGCCCAACAGAGCTAATGGCAGACCCGCTCAGGCAAGACACCTCAATCGTGCCGCAGTCCATCGACCAGGGCGTGGTGCCCGCTGCCGTCGACCCGCGAGACTGCGGAAGACCGTTTCCCTGTATCCACTTGAGCTCGGTGATCTCACCAAGCGCAGTGCTATCCCAGGTGGCGGTTACTCCAGCAGTGACGTGAGGCATTACGGTCCCCCGTCATAATCAACGAGCGATCGTGAGGACAGCCTGCCCGCGAATAGCGTCGTTGGTTGCCAGCGTGAGAGACGAGCTCGAAACGGTGTGGTAGCTCGCCGTGGTGCCGCCCAGCAGGGTGATGTTCGCCACAGTGATCTTGTAGGTGCCCGTGGCCGCGTCGTTGATGAGAACCTTGCCGATGTAGTCGAACGTGACTTGACGGCCCGTCGCGGCCTCGCCGCCGGTTGCCGGAACAACAAGCGGGCGATCCATCGTGGCAGCTACCTCGCCCAGCGTCTGGCCGAGGTGCGCAATGTCGATAGTGTTGTCAGCCGCATTCGGATTTGAAAAGGCAATGGCGATATTGGTGACGACATACGTGGAGGTCGCGCCGCCCATGCCAAGCGTAAGGATCGTCCCTGGGTTGCTGACTGCCGTATCATGCGGGGTTGCGAAAGACACGAGGCGTTCTCCTTATTACTCAGATTGCCACAAAATGCTGTACGTTTGCGTGACCGAATACACAGGCGGAAGGTCGCCGCCCGCAAGCTGAACAAACCCGTCAGACTCGCCTTGAATGGAAACGATGCTCACGTGTATGTAGTTTCCATAACCACCGCGAAAACCATCCAGAACCGCCCGGACGCGGTCGGCGATGTGTCTTACTGCCGCATATGACTCTGCGTAGATGTCGAGCGCCAGGGACACAACGGGCATTCCCAGCGGGCCGGAAAGCGTGCTCTCGCGGGTCACTCCCTGACGCCGCCACGTGGCAAAGGGAAGGGCGGCGGATGCCGGGGCAATGACGGGAAAAATGCGGTCGCCGAGAAGCGTCGCGACATCGGGGTCGTTTTCAAGCTGGTCGATCACCAACTGCTCAGGGATTTTTGTCATGGGAAAGCCGTCCCCTGCGAAGAACGCGAAATGGTCTGAATTGCCTGCTCCAGCGTCAGCCGCAGTTCGCGTTGAAGAATCTCGGCAACCGCTTGCTGCGACTCTCGGAAAGCCGTCTCCACGGGCGGGCGACCGCCGACGCCTCCAGGCGAAACAGGCGGAATAGTGATCGGGTTTTTCGACTTCTTGAAAAAGGCTCGCGGGTAAGCTGGGTCAGTCTGGACTCGCTGCCCTTCGCCGCCGCGTGGTACTCGCTGCGTCGGCTGCATCTTGAATGGGCCGAGCCGATTGAAGCTCGACGCGATATAGGCGTTTTGCCCACTGACAACGTGAGGCCGCACCTCCACCGCGGGCTTGCCTGGGATGCGACGGAGATGCCCCCGCCTTGCGTAAGGTTTATTGGAGAACGTGGCGACGACGCGCTGCTGGGTGCCGTTTTCCAACCACCACTGATGGAAGGCTCGATCCGGCCCAACGCGGACGCTGCCGCCTGCGGCGCTCGACGACGACTCGCGGCCTGCACGCTGGTAGCCAATCAACCCCACGGCCACGCCGTCTCTGGCATAGGTGACAACTTTTGATTTCGCGGCCCGCAAAAGGTTTCCGGTCGGCCCGACTGGAGTGACTTCTCGGAGCTTGTCGAGTGCCGGCTTCACGGCCTTTCGCATGATTGCTCCAAGTACGCGGGCTTGGTCCGCCTTGGGAAACAAATCGCCCAGCGCTTTTTCCATGCTTCGGAGTTCTTGCTGGTCGATGGTGATTTTGATGAACGACATCAATCCACCCTCTCCGTACAGAGCAGTTCATGCTCGCTGCGGTTTGCGTGCTCCAGGCACGAGGCGATCTCGAGCACCCGGCCACGCCAGAGCACACGCATCGTGGAGTTGAGGCCGGCGAGGTATCGCATACGCACTCGGTGCGTGATTTCCGTCTGCTGCTGGCCGCTGGTCAGAAACTCGCGAGCACTAATGCCGTCGACGCTGGCCCATCGCTGGGAAAAGGTCGCCCACGTTTGCGTAGACTCGCCAATGGCGTTCCGCGTCTCGGTCGCCTGCTGAATCGTGATCCGCTCGCGCAGGCGTCCTGGGTCAATCATGAGCCGTAGAGCACCAGAGTGTAGGACGCGGTTCCGGCAGTCGCGGCGACGCCGATCTCAAACTCGTTGTCTTCGATGCACTCGGACACGGCTACTTGGCCGGCACGCGAGTACAGCGTCATGGCATAGCCGACCGTGTCAAACTGATCGCTTGCACACCGCACGAGCTCGCTGCCGCCTGCCGAGAACGCCACGCGGCTGATGCTTGAAAACGTCACGAGGTCGCCAGCGGCGTCGCGATAGCCCGGCGAGTTGCAGTCGACGTTGATGACAGCCGTTCCGCAGGTGCCGGTGATGATGGCAATTTTGCCAAAGTCATACTCCGTCGCGTGCTGTAGCGCGATCGTCTTGAGCGACTTGACGTTCCCATCAGTAGTCGAGTCTGTGAACTGCACATCGACGGCAAACTTTCCTTTGATGCTCATCGGTAGGCACCCCACTTCGCACTATCGAGCAGGCTCTTGACGCCAAAAGGTATCTCGCTGAGGTTGACGGATTCCGCCGCCATGCGGCGTTCATACCAGTACCCCACAAGCCAGAGCACCGCCGACTTGAACCGCTGCGGCAGGCTCGACGCGTCACCGTCGCGGCCACCCCACCACGTGACCGTCACCGCGTTGTAGTCGAGCAGATGCGAGGGCCAGGAGCCGTTGTAGTTCGTCCGCAAGACGCCGGGCGTCGCGTCGCGGTCCACCCGGTACTCGCTCGTCGAAAGCACCGCCGTCGTCTGGTTTTCAAGCGTGTAGGTCACGACCACCGCGGTCGCTGTGCCGGCAGTCGCCATTGGCGGGCGGGGAAGCTCGATCTCGGTGGGAAACGAGTCGAGCGTCATCTTGTACCGCGTATGCACGAACGTCTCGTCGCAGTATGCCTCGCACCACTCCCTCGCCGCTGCAATCAGGGAGCCGATGTAGGCATCGTCGCTGTCAGTATCGACGCGGCAATGCTGCTTCGCCTCTGAGAGTGACACAGGCTCAGCCGCCGGCTGCGTCAGCGTCTTCAGACTTCGATACCGCACGCGGTCGCCCTCGCTTCCTCGGTGTCAGGTCGGCTCGCTCGCCTGCCGGCTCGACGCTCGCCGTCTCGATGAGGTCAAGCTGCCCGTCGCGTTCGGCGATGCCGTCACGAATGAGCCGCTTGGCCGTCTCGTCCTCACAGTCGATTACCGCGCCGACGCGATAGGTCGAGTAGTTCTTCCTCAGTTTTATTTTCACGATGGCGGCACACTCCACGCAGTTTTGGGTTTACCATTGGCGTTGTAGTCGCCTGTGTACTGAAACACGGGTTTCTGAAGGTCTTTGCCGGGCCAGACCGCCACCCACTCGCCATGCCCGATACAGACGCGAGGCGTGATGTAGAGGCGATTCCCTGCGGCCCTGAATTGCCGCCAGAAGTGAATGTCGGCGTCAATTCGTCCGTCGCCGTACTCGCCGGCTGCGTTAGGCTGGTCTTGAAACCAGGGTTTCGGCGTTCGCTTCAACGCCTTGGTTGAGATGAGCGTGCAGCCGAAGTGGGCCGAGTCCACCTCCTGCACAGGCTCCGCAAACCACGACATCGGCAGCTCCGTTGACCCACCGTCTGGCGGCTTGTCGAGCGTGCCGGGCAGCGTAAACATCGGGCGACCGTCCTCCCGTTTGACTTGCATCGGTGCCAGGGCGTCACACTGAAGCGCCAACGCTATCGACACCAACTCCTCGACGGTTTTGCGATCCCAGAAAGAATCCATGTCGGTGCACAAAATGAACTCGGTTGAGTCCACGAACTGCTCAATGCACCGCTGAAGCACTTGCCCCCAGAGGGCTCCCTGCCCCAGCGTAGGGCGGATGCCGAGCGGCATGAGCGCCTGAGCCCAGCCGAAGACATTCGCAAGGGGACCGAAGCGCGGCCCGCTCATCACGCACTCAATACGGACATCAACGTCGGTCGATCCCACCTTGACGATCATGAAGCCCTCGCAAAAGTAAATGGCGGATGCGGGAAAGTTCCGCATCCGCCACATACTGTCGCTGGGCTGTCAAGAACATCAGCCAGAATACTTCGACAAGACGCCCTTAGCAGAAGCCGACTCGGGGCCGACCTCGCCCCTTCCAAGCCGCGCCAGGATGGTCGTGGCAAGGCTGGTCGCCGGCGTGGCGTCGATCTTGAGGTAACGGCTCTTGCCGCGGCAGTCGACATCCAGCCGCACAACCGAAGGCTGAGCCGTCACGGCCACGCTCGCGGCGGGAGCCGCCACGGTGTAGACGCTAGAACCAGCCGTGGTGGTGTCGCCCTGCGAAAGCGTCAACACGTTGAGGATGCTCGCAGCGGTATTGGCCGGCGTGGCGCTCACCGCGACAACAACGTCAATCGACGCGTAGCTGTAGCCAAGGGTATCAATGGTCAAAGTCGCCGTGCCGGCTGCCGATGTGACAGTGGTGCCAACAACGGTTTTGGTGGCTTCGAGAAAGTTCAAGGGTCAGTCTCCTAAGTCAAAGGGAAGGTTCAGGCGAACTTGAGAGCCACCATCGGGCCAGCAGCGGTCGTGGAGCCCAGGTCGTGAGCAACCGAAGCCATGCGGGCCGTCGCAAAAGTCAAAAGCTGGTCGTACTCAATGAACCGGCTGGCGTCGGTCTTGATGCTAACTTCGCGGCGGATGCCCATCGTGGCGGCCTGCGAGAGGTCGCCGAACAGGCAGGCCACTTTGCCAGTCGTGCTAGTAAGAGCCGACTCAAGCGGATGCACAAGCACCACATCGAAGCCGAGGAACTGCAAGTTCGCACCGGCAGCAACGTCGGCCCGGTTGTTACCGGAAGCCGCCATCATCAGCCGCAGCATGGAGGAGCCGTAGCCCGCCGGGCTCACGTACCACTTCGCATTTCGATTGCGAGCATACAACGGGAGCTTCGCGACCACGTTCGTGAAGTCGAGCAGGTCGAGCGAGTCGAAGGTGGTATTTCCGCTGGCAGCCGTCACCACGCTGGCACTGTGGGTGCCATCAACAATCGCCGTCGCCACGCCCACGATCCCGTGGTCGGTGCCAGCCCCGGTTCCGACAAAGCCGACGCGGTCATACGTTTCTGCGAAGGCTTGCGCCACCTCGACTGCCATTGCATCAGCAAGGTCGATGACCGAGTCTTCGACGAGCGAGACAGGCACGCGGTTGTCGACGCCCCAGAGCTTGGCGACCAGCTGCACGTTGTCAAACGTCGCGTCGCTGGTCAGCGGGGCGGCGTTCTCGCCGATGGCACGAGCCGAGAGCCCGCCCGTTCGACGAGCGATGAGCAGCGTGTCGCTGTTCATCGTCACAACGCGAGCGTTGGCTTGGTACGCCCCATACTCCTCAACGAGTCGGACGATCTCGCCAGACAGCTCGGGATTCGTCAGCGCACCGCCGAGCGAATTGATCCCGCCGGACTGGGCGCGGGTTTCAACGCCGTGATCTTCGCACCACCGGCGAGCCTCGGCGTCACCAAAAAGCGTGGCACGAACCGACATGCCGGCGCGGTACGCCGACTCGGCAGAGCGAAACGCCTTGAGGGGGCGGTGATTCTGAACCGGAAAAATCTTCGCGCGGCTTTCCACGGCGGGAGCCTCCTCGGGGGTCTCGGTCTTTGTCTCGACCTTGCGGGCAGGAGCACCACGCTCCAGCACGGCGCGGAGCTCAAGCTCCTTGGACTGAACGCGAGACAG